AACCGCAGCAAGCTTCGCCTTCTCACCGTCAGTGAAGACGTTTGAGTCGGTTGCTGAGTGAACCGCTGAACGGATCTCAGCTGGTGTCTGATCATCTGCAGCGTTATCGTCAATGCCGGTGAGTTTTAATCGGTCAGCATCGGTGAAGCGATTGACGTCATCGTGTGCTTCATACACTGTGGCGATCTGTGCACCTGACATGTTCGGTGCAGCGTGCTCATGGATGCCAGCAAGCTTGGCCTGCTCAGTGGTGGTGAATCGTTCGACACCCGAGTTACTCTCGTAATCGTCACGGATCTCCTGTGGTGTCTGGTCAGCAGTCGCACCGTCTTCAACGGTTGCAAGCTTCGCTTTCTCAGCGTCATTGAACTCGTTAGTGTTCGGATTCGATTCGTAATCAGCCTTGATGTTGGCTGGATCCTTAAGTCGCTGGACCAATGCTTCGTCAGCATCAGTGTACGGATTCGAGTTTGGTGCGCTGTGCAGAACTTCGGCTAACCGTATCGGATTCAGAGCGTCCTGAACCATCATGGTTAGTTTGTCCAAGGCACCTTCGTGTGTCTCCGCAGGGAAAGCATCAAACGGTTGGTAATCAACTTCCTGGGTGAAAGGCACAGATCGGTAAAGCTCAAGCTTCGCATCGGCTGCCAGCGGTGTGTTGAGTACGACAGTGCCACCGTGGGCCAGGCCGAGGCCTGTCATCGAGAACTCACTCTGCAAGAGAGCAACGTCATCGATTACCACGTTCATGTATTCTTTGCTATCAACTCGGAACGGATACGCGAAGTGATCCTGGCCAACAAGGCCATCGTATTTGATATCAGTTTGTGTAGTTAGTACTGTCATAATTTCACCTTAAAATTTGGGCATACCGCCGCCATGTGGAATCAACCTGGACGGTGGGTTTCGGTACACTGTACCGTACTCTTTTTCTCTTCGTTTTTCCATCCTGCGTAGCGACCCAGGGTTGGTCCACTCCATCAAATTGTATACAACCATGTAGTCATATGCCATCTTGAAGTAGAACAAATTTGAGCCAGGCACTTCTTTCGCAAGAAAAGCCAACGCTTCAGCACCCGTGTCGCGGATCTCTTCATCGGGTGAAACCAATGCGACAGCGATATCATGGATGGTGTTGATATCCTGGAACGCAGGGCCGGCCAGCGCACCGATGTAACCACCACCGAACGCTGACTTGCCTTCAGCGAGCAACACGTCAGCATAGAAACCCATGCCGCCGCCTTTGAGGAAACCACGGAACATGACGTCTGGCCATGTGTCCCCGTTGATTTCTTGAACCTCTTTACCATCAACCAGATCCGCGATCTGGGTTGCAAGCACACCGAATGCAGTTGTGAATGCCATCATAGAGGCCATGTTCATCAACGCTGTGGGATCAGTCATCACCTGTTTTAATGATGGATCAGCCATGTGGCCAACCATCTCACGACCCATAACCTGCCGGCTGAATGCAACGGGGAACGACTTGAACAATGTCACCGCTCTGACCAGCTCACCGAACACGGTACCTGACCTGGTGCCATGTAACATTGAACCACGTGTGCTGGCATCTGGTTCCAACGCTGCGTTGTGCGCAACGGAATAAAAGTATGATCTGAAATTGTCAGTGATCTCATTACGGGCAGCAGTCACTGCCATCTTGTTTGTTGCCTTACCCTGTTTCGTCAGGTAAGCGATGATCGATGCATCATCCATCTCACCGACGCCTTCAGGTGTGATAAACGATCGACCGTCTGCGCTGCGAGCTTTACTCTTACGGATCACATCCCACTTGGCCTCATCGATGTTGAACTGCCCAAGGATGCGTTTCCAATCATCGGGTAACTTGTTGAATCCACGACGTGACAGGTTAGCCAGGTCGTGGCTACGTGCCATCGCGAACCCTGTACGCAATCGACTTGTCCATGGTTCAAGGAATGATGCCCTGAAAAATAACTCGGTTAACCGGGCATGGCCACCCGCAGATATATGATCTGGATCAAATCTGGACATGCTGTTGTTGCGAACACTGTCTGCGATCACACCGAGCTGGGCACTGATTGATCGACCGTCAGCGGTCTGGCCTTTTGCAATACTGGTGACCGCTTCAAACATGCCACCAAAAAATGAGTTGCCGTGGTATCTGGCCATCAAACCTGCAACGGGGATATCAACGATCGCAGAGATAACCGCTTTACCCAACTTCGCCATCATGGTGATCGCACGATACCACTGACCCCACTTGGCTGCAGCAGCATTGCCAGGCACGAAGATGTTACCATCAACCATCGGGTAATGATCCCGTCGAACTGTCTTCATTGTCTTCATGAATTTCTGGTATTTCTTTACATCATCGCCTTTCGATAATTTGTAGCCGATCTCATCAGCAACCTTGTCGAGGTTCGACATTGCATTGGGACCAAACTTTCTCATCAGTGCGATGCGCTGTGCATCCATCTCGATACCGAACACGATCGACTCGAAGAGCTGACCGTGACCGTAATCATTCATGTACTTAACTTCTGCATCCGCGTCACGGAAGTGGAACACACGCTCATGTGTCATCGACTTGCTAACATTACCCACACCAGGAGAACCCGTATACACCGGGTTGGATGTTGGATTGACGATGCGCTCACCCGTGGTCACCTGATTGAAATGCCGACGCAGAACATCGTCCCATTCAGACGCAGGGATATCGCTATTTTCGAAAGCACCGAGTGCTTCCATGTCAGCTTTCCACTTATCGAAACCAGCATCGGTCATCTTATACATATCATGACTGCGGGCTACGATGCGGTTCTCGAGCTTACCGACGCGATATGAACCTGCCTCGTTTGAATCTTTACGTGTCAGTTCCTGCACACGCAACAGGATCTCAGCGGCCTTCACCATGCTGGCAGGCTTGCCTTTGTACGCATCTGTGTTCGGTGTCTTCTGATTCATGTGGTACATGATCTTGGCAACATCGTCACTGTGTTTATTCTTTGTCTTCAACGGACCGACAGGCTTGACGAAATCAAGCGGTTTACGACCGTCGGGGCCAACTGTTTCCAGCTCGCTCATCATGATACCTGTGTACTTTTCAGCAAGACTCTGCTGCATCACAGCAACTGCGTCCTTGGCACCAGGGCGATCACGTACAACACCGGTCAGTAATGTGTGGAATCCAGTTGCAGGATCATCAGCCCAGTGGGTGGTCACGTATTCATGGATCCGAATGGTCGCTTCGAAGTTCATGTGCTGGTTGCGCTTCATTGCAGCCTTCAGAGCTTCAGCCTGGTCAGCCATTTCCTTCGCTGCCTTGTGCAACTCAAGCCCCACATCCTGGCCTTTGTCGCGCGCACGCTCCATGATACCTTCGAACCGGCTGGCGAGGATCTTAATCTCATCGTCATTCAGTTCGATGTTGGCTTGTTTCAATGCTAATGCACACGACTTATTCATGCTGCTTTACTCATACACGCTGTCATTATTTCGGCTGCCTTCTGGTGTTCATCCACACCCTTAATTGCATCATCGATGTTCTCAGGATTGTAGTCTATACCCTCCTGTTCAGCCAATTGTTTTGCATTCACTTCAGCGTCAACTGCTTGCTGCATAACATCAGCTGTTTCTTTGGTCACCTCTTTCGGGATACCACGATCTGCCAGTTCTTCCTTGGCACCGGCAACATAACCACGTCTACCTTCGTTGCTGGTCGCAGCAGCATGCATACGCTTTACCCGTGTTGGGTTGTCAACAGCATGCTTGATGCTTTGTCTTAAGTTACCGCGACCCTTAACTCCACCATTGATGATGTCCATGCGACGGTTAACTTCAGAGTCGATCTTCTTTTTCATCTCACCGTCGATCTCACCTTTACGTGCAGCATCGATGCGAGCACGTGCGTCACCTGCACGTTTTGTTCCAGTTTCACGGGTGCGTTTCAACTCATCGATCTTCGCACGCTCGTCTTCAATTTTTTGATATAACTTCTTACGCGGTGTTGCCGGTCCAGCTTTTTTCTTCAACGCACGGAGTTCTTTTTCTAACTGCGAGATACGACCGCGAGATCTATCGATCTGAGACTTTAACCGCTTCGGTGACAGATACACCAAGGCTTCCATATCGACTTCTTCATCGATGATCTCCCTTGTTACATCAGTGCGTACGCGCTCGACATCTTCAGGTTTGTACTTCGCCTGTAGATTTTTCTCATGGATGATCGCTTCAATGTCTTTAACATTGATCTGCCTGTCATCCATAAACATACCAAGCGCACTCTGCATGATGGCACGGTTGTCACCGTAGCTGGTTGACGTCCTGCCTGCGAGCATTGATTCTTCACGACCGACCGTTGTCATGTCACGAATTGCCCTGGCAAGCTCAACAGTTGTGCGTTTATGTGTAGCCCTGCGCTCAATGTAGTCATCGGCCATGCCTTTCCATTCGGCTCGCAGAGCATTCATCTCTTTACGAACACCCATGGTTCCAACATCGTAGAAACCACCGAACACAACACGTGCAGCCGAGCCGATCGTTGCACCCATGATTAGCGAGGTGAGTATTGACTGCTCTTCCTGTTGCTTGGCTGCCAATGCTGGGTTTACAAACACCGCGTCAGTAACAGCACTTTCAATACCGCCACCGACTGCGCCATGACCAGCACGAGTAACAACACGCTCACCTGTGTCCATGCGTTGTAACATGCGTTCCGCAACTTTCGCCTGGCGGGCAAGCGCGGTACCGAGCACCCCGGTCCTCAACGCCATGCCAGGCAAGTAACCTGATGCAGCATTGATCGGATCGAAGATGCCGACGCCGAGTGACAGTAATAATGTTTTCGCTGCCTGGGTGTATGTGTCGGGTGCCCGTGAGAACGAGTCATCACGGATCTTTTTCTTGCGGGTATCGCGGTACAGTCGTTGGTACTCTGACTCGGTCATTCCCTCTTCAGGGACATCTATAAACTGTGCGTAAAATTCTGTTTCACCACGCAGCTTGATATCTTCCTTGGTGAGCTGTGTGTCGTTCTCAGGGTCACGTACACCGCTGTACTCAGCAATATCAAACAGGGCAACCGTCGGATTCATCTCGAAAGCTTCTTCAACAGTCGCTTTGCCAGCTTCGGAAAATTCGTACGCAGCTTCACCACCGACACTGGGGATGTCTTGCCTGCTAAAAGTACGATCAATCCTTACTGGTCCAGATCTGAACATTATTCCACCATCATCCGTGTCGTAGAGTTAGACGCGCGGGCCTTACCGTATGTTGTCAGATCTTCATATGATGTTTGAAACTGTTTCTCTTTGCCGTCCTTGGTGATGATCACAGGTTGACCACCACGGTAGAACCAACGCACACCGCTCTCGTCACCGTTGGTATTCGGCACAGCATTCATGCGCAGGTAGCTGAATAACCGGCGTTGGTTATCTTCTGGTGACAGATCACCGAAGTCCTGGCCGTACAACGTCACGCCTTCACCCAACTCGATTTCACCTTCCTGGAAGAAATACACACCCTGCATAACACCTTGGATATCGTGACCCTGTCCTTTCGGAATACGGATGCCTTTCTCAATGTGCCAGTTATCATCGATCATCGCTGTCGAATACTGCTCCAACACCTGACTATCAAAAACACCAGTGCCCGTCACATTCGACATGGTCAACAGCGTCAATCCTTCTTGAAAATCACGCAACTGTTTGTGCATTGAATCCCCGCCACCTGTTACCAGCGGTTGCTCACCGTTGACAAACAATGTTGAGGCAAGCTCCGCTGTACGGTTGATCACTGACTCACGGACCTCTTTGATGTGCACCTTGTATGCTGGTGACTTCTCGATGTCCTCTTTGTTTGCCACAGCATAGAAGTACTTCTGGCGGAACGATGGATCCTTTAACGACAGACCGACTGTGTGCTCTGGCTCAAGCGCACCTTCATCGATGAGCTGTGAAAGAATGGCGTTCTCTTCGCCAGGATACCTGGTGAGCAAACCATCAAGACTAGCCATCAACTTCGGAACACCATCTGGATCACGGTTAACTTGCGCTGCAATTTGTTTGAAATCAGCAACCGTACCTTGACCCAAGAACTTCACATCCTCTGGCATCACACCGATCGACTGTTGGGCGAATCGCTGTTGGGTACGGTATGCGTTCCAGGCACCCGCATAAGCTTCAGGTGCCTTCTCAAAGTTTTCACGAGTCACATGTTGGCTGATCGCCATCAGACCTTCATCGAAGCTGTTGACGTATGCAGCAGGGTAGCTGTCCATCTGCTTCTGTTTCTCGTTCATAGCATAGAGTTGACCCTCGTATTCAGCCTGACGGTCATCATGTAAGCTACCGTCATCAGGTGCGTTCTGAAGTGCATCGTGACGCCTTGCCAACTCGATCTTGTCATTATCAATGTGTGTCGTGCGTACAGCAATAACAGCGTCACCCTGCTGGCTGTAATCATTGCGCTTTTTCAACAGACCAGCTTCCACCGTCGGAGAGAAACCACCAGCTCTGATTATGTCACCACCCTGTGGACCGTAGATCGGGTTACCATCGATCTTACCAACCTGAATCGCACGCAGGTATTCTTCGATCTGCAACTTGCTGGCAGCATCGCCGCCGCCCTTTGTTGTTTTAAGTGCCTGTTGGAATCTGTTGATCGCAGCTTCACGGTTCATCGGGCCATCGTTTTTATCACGACCGAAGTACCCAGTGTACTGTTTAATTGGAGTACCGGCCTCATCGAACTCCATTGGCTTACCGTTGAGGTAACCTGGGTCCTGTAATTGAGCTAACCGCGCGCTCAAGTATTCGACTTTATCGGCAGGGTTGATCGTGAAGTTTTCCAACAGATCACTGTCGTTACCCCACTCAACAGTCTGGTTCGCATCAAGCGTAAACTTCTGTTTCTGGACGTCATCGAACGGACCTTCTTCAATCAGGTCAAGTGCCAGCGACAAGTTACCTGTGATGGCAGCCTGCCTGTAATTTTGTATTGCTTCATCGGATTCATATCTGCGTTGATCCTGGGCAGCTTCGAGTCCAGAGCGCAGCGTCATCTCAGACTTCATCTCACTCATGTTGGCATTGAAGTTGTTGATGTCAATGTTGTTACTCAACAACTTCACTTCGTTATTAACCAACCCTTCCATAAACTGTGACTGCGCGAAGTGGTACACCTCAAACTTTGGAATACGTTCCCGGTCAACTTGCTCTGTGGAACCGTCCACCATGGTCATGGCATCGGTAGTACGCACCTTGTCCTGCAGACCGAGATCACGAACTTCTTCGGCGGTCCAGTATTCTTTGACACTGTTCTCTTGCGTCCAGGCACCTGTCTTGACCACCACATTGCTGCGAGCGGTCAGATCTTCCATCTTCTCTTTACGTTCGATGAACTCCGCGCTGACCTTGGCCATGTGATTCATCACCTGGGCCTGTGCATTTGATACACCCGCGATCGCATGTGCTTGACGTCTTACCGCTCCAGCATCATGTGTGCCCATTGCTTCAACCGCTCTTGGCGTATATGTGGGCATCTTCATGTAATCATACCTGGTGTTGAGGTTGTGTAACTAGTGCCAGACCACGCAGCACCTGCTGGTGGCGCAGAGGTGAACAATCCACCCTGGCCCGCGAATGAGAATGCCTGGATGATTCCAGTGTACAGCCCCATTTTTTGTTGACGAGCCTGCATATCCAATGTCGCAGCATCGAGCATCGCGTATTGCTTGCGCAATCGGATCCGAGACTCACCTGCAGATTTCATCCACTTCATTTCAGTTGTTTGTTCCCGGTGAATAAAATCGAGATAATCTGATGCAGAACCATGAGTGATTTCAACACCGCTGGAAGCTGCTCGCGCTTTCGCCAGACCTGCGATCTGTTTGTCCTGGATATCCTGCCGACGCATCTCTTCTTCGAGCTGCTTTGTCTCCAGGACCTCATTTTTTTCAGCGAGCAGACGTTGCTGCTGTGCAAGAGATTCCATCTCCTTGCCTGCGCTGTATTGCTGCATACCACCGTACACAGACAACATTGCTGGTAATACCCACCACATTAGTCGGACTCCTCTCTTCTTGGTGTGTAATCTAATTTTTCACGCAACCGTGATTGTTCACCAGCACCACTGTAGTGATCGTTCCAACCAGGATCGCTGTAGCCGAATTGTTGTGCACCACGCTCTAAACTATCCAGAGCAAGGTAATCGCTAAACACGGCATTGGCTTCTTTGATGCGAGCATCGAGTGCGCTGCTAACTTCTGCTTTCTGCTCATCGGTACCGAAGCGTGACTTCTCAAATTCATCCATGGTGTAGAAGGTTGATTCTTTGTACGCCTTGTAAGCAGTACCCATGAAGCTGTCATCTGCCCCAGTATCCATACCGTCATCATCGTTGTCACCGCTCCATGATAACAGTTCACCGCGTTGTTCCTTGGTCAGATAATCTTCACCAGTGACACTCTTGCCACGGTTCTCATCACGACCGAAACGACCGCCGCCGCCTTTTGCGAACTCGTAGTCCTGCTTGATCAATTTGTACGCATCGCTCTCACGGTATTCAGCTTCATACTCATCGATGCTGGTCGTGTCTTCATCGCGCTGTGCAACCTGCTGACCGACAGCTTCTTCCCAGGCAGACCCTTCCAGGGTACCACCTGATCCCATGATGCGAGCACGTTCAGCTTCGATGTTATATTCGTAGTTGCTGGCAATACGCTCACGTGATTGCTGGATGTGGCTGGTCGCACCTTCACCGACTTCCATCGCGATCTTGGTATTGGCAATCAAAATTCTGCGTTCTTCACGTCTGCGCTTACGCTTCGCATGCATACCACCGAACACACCGACCACTGCACCAATGGCACCACCGATCGGTCCACCGATGGAGAAGCCTGCTGCAGCACCCATCACCATGCCTGATTTTGCTTCGTCTTTTTGGATGGAACCGAGCAAGTTGCCGGCTTCAGAGAAGCCACCAGTTGCTATCGCTGCTCCACCTTTTTTCAATGTGTCAGCCATTACAATGTCTCCGCATTCAGTTCACCATAGATACCCAGGATGTTCATGGCAACTGGCAAATCTTGTTCAATGGTCACCTGACCTTTTTCATCCCAACCAATGTTGACCGTTTTAAAGTGAGTAGATCGATCTGGCTCAGTATGATCCATCGGTGATGAAGGTGTTCGATCAGGAGGCCGTACACCGTTGATTATGGGTTGTTTTGAATCCATCAGCAATGCCCATGTCTTATTCCATCGTTTCATATACGAGCGGATCTCAGAGTCAGGCACATCAGGTGGTAATGTTTTGATTTTTGACTTGTACGGTACACCGACGAAAACACTGCTGCCGTCGTTCTGTAATGATATCTCACCATTCAGGACTGTTGTTTCTGGCTCAACAGCTCCGTCAACCAACGCTCTGACAACAGCACCTTCCAAATGTTCTAGCCCGTCAATGGTGCCGACGGGCACAGCGTGGTATGAGCCGATGTATGAACCAAGGTATTGGGATTCTCTGGTCATCACTTCGATGTCGACAGTGCCGAATAATCGTTGGCCGATAAGCGATAGCTCGTTGACGCCGTTGACCATGCCAGTGGCCACATCGAAAACATGGAACCCAGGAATCGTAACCCTGGTCCAACCAACCGTTTTACCTGTGCGGTCGTATGTTAAGAATGCCATGCTGCCATCTTCCAACACAACGACGTACAGGTTGTCTGGGTTCTGCATCCAAACGGCATCTCGAATCGGTGACTTTGTCATGTGCTCAGACGCGAACGTCAGATCATGAGACAGCCAGTTATCTTCCTGCCAATCAAAACTCATCGCCCGGACTTTGCTGCCATCGGGTGTGACGTAAAAAATCTTCTCAGCAACCTGGATCGCCTGCACGTCATTGGAACCATACGATGACTGCTGATCGATATTATGATCAGCGTTGGTAACCACACCGCCTTCAGAGTCAACAATGTGCTCGCCGTTCTCAGCACCGACGATCAGGTTCTTTGTTCCAATGATCCACTCGATGCGACCAAATTTTGCCAGAGGGAACTCGAGCGCGCTGGCCGGTGTCGGTGTTCCACCTGTATCTGTTTTGAAGTTATCGTAATCACCTGATCGACTTCCCCAGAGCGTATGGCCCTGGTCCGGTGTTGCAGCTAACCACAGTCGACCCTGGAAGAACGCACCGGTCGCAGGCCAGTTCTGTCCTGTCCACACCGCTGGGCTATCTGTGAATACCACGGGTGCAAGGTCGGTGAACGTATCCGCTTTCCGATTGTATACGAGCTTCTGTGGTGGCACGTTTGGATGTAGAAAATACAACTCATTGCCTGCTGGTAATTCCACAATGTGGATCTCACGCAACTGGGGATCTCGCCACGGTGCACTCATGTCATGCCCGATGGTGGTTGCTGATATCAAATCTGTTCTGGCAATGCCGATGAAATTAACTGTTCCACCGACGGAGTTATCGCCATCTGAAATAATCGTTACATAGATCGTTCCAACATGTGGGGTGAAGCGGATATCAATCTCGTGTGTGGCCGTTTCAACCAACACCAAATTATGCGTGCCAGGGGTTGTGCCGATGCCAACAATGATCCGAGATGAACCGTCTTTCGATACGACAAGACTGTGCTCATGTTGTATGTTGGCACCAGAAATTGTTAGCTGCTGCGTTATTTCAGCAGTCTTGACGGTTGGCTCGATGACCTTAACGGAATCCAATACGGCAACCAGGTTGGGGTGCTCACAATCAATGGTTATCCAGTACGGGGATGCGAGCGGTGTGAACAGCACGGTGTGGTTCGTGTGAACAACCTCATCCAGGTATTCGTCAGTACCAATTGCTGTACCGATACGCACGCGCACATTACCCGATGCAAAATTGCCGGCAAACACGATCTGGTGCTCAAAATTCGGGCGAGTCGTTATTAGCTGTTGAGCGATACCCGCGTATTCGCCGGCTGCAGTATCGGGTGTCAGTACACATTGATCATTCGAAAAATCAACATCGGATCCAGCATTCGATTCCCGGACCGTCCACGCTGCATGTGGGTTCACATCGAAGTCACCATCATCGACAAGCTGCGCGTTATTTTGCTCTGGTAAAAACGTAACTTGATTTGAATCAAAAACTACCTGAGATGATGCTGGTTGTTCGGTGACCGTCCAGCTCGCACCGGCATCTTTAAAGTCACCGTTGACAATTACATTGTGGCCTTCGAGTGTTGCGCCTGGCGCAATGATGTTCATCTTGCCATTGGTGATGGCAATCTTGTAGTACCGGGTTTTATTCACCTGGAGGGTGAACAGTCGACCGTTCTCACCAACAACTCGGTTTATGTGCTCGGTGCCACGCACGCGAAACACACCGCCGCGTTTATCGATGTAGACGTTCTCGGCAATAGCCAAGCCTTTGTCATAGACAGGATCGTCACTGCGACCATAAAATTTTGGTGACAGCTCGCCTGATTGAAATGTTAGTTGCTTGCGATATTGCTTTGGCATTAGCGCACCCTTGTTAGCGAATCAGATCTTGTCCGTTGTGAACGACCTTGCATGCCGTCGGTGCCTGCTGCCAGGCGGATCTTCTCACCATACATCTGGGCCATGTCTTTCTGCAGCAGTCGGCTCGATGCGATCGGGATCGCGAGATCCATCGCCATGCGTGCAGCAAGGGCTTGTGAAAAAGCTGGGGAGAACTTGTTTGTATCTTTTACCTGAACCAAGCATCTGGCAAACACAGCACCTGCGTTGCACATGACCTTGTCACCTTCACGGTTCCATTCGAGCCGTGACTCCTGGCCCATACCGGTACCGCCGCGAGTGATCGCTGACAGGCCTGTGGCCGACCCTGATATCTGCAGGATACGAATAACTCTTGGTGGGATCTGGAACATGGCACCCCATCCGTAAACAGGGTCCTCTGAAACTTTTGCAAGCTCTATGCGCTCAACAGCAAACGTCCACTCACGCTCTTCGAGAACAGCGTCCCGCAGAAGTTCGTAGTTTGCCTTGCACAACTTAGCTTCTTTGGACTCATCGTCCAGAGAAGTAATCAGGTCACCACCGACCCAACCCAATGCTTGATTGCATATCGCGACAGGTGAATCGGCCATTATTGGTTACCTTATGTAGTTGGATCGACAGCCTTTGGTGCCGCCTTCTTTTTCGGGAATTTTCTGTCAGGAAAATAACCCTTAACTTGTTCTTTGGTGATGTTATACATCTTAGCGATGTCTTCGAGCTTCTCACCCTGCTCTGCCAAGAAACGAATCTTGACGGTATCTTTGTATTTTATTGTCATAATCTACTCAGTTGAACCGTTGTGGGCACACGACGGTGTTGTGCTCTGATAAGCAGCACGGTCATCGATGTCCCGTTTTTCACCACTAACTGCAGCAGCTTCGCTGGCACCAAACAAAACGTGTTCGCGGGATTCACCCTCGACCGGATTGCCATGCACCTGTTTCTGCTTGCTTCTAATGGTGGCGTTTTTTGTTGAACGTATTGTCATAATCTACTCCCGTTAAAAGGGAAAGGCTCCCCGAAGGGAGCCAAACCTTAAGCTACGGTGTCTTTCGCTTTCAACCATACCAAGTGCTCGTCTTCTACGCGAACCGCGCCGAAGGTAGCTTCACAGTATATGCGCCATGCGAATGAAACACTTGGATCTTCAGCAACACGAACTAACATGTCACGGTTGATCTGCAGACCCATTGCTCGGCCTGTCATCGCGAAACAATCAAGCTGGTCAGTAGCTGGTGCATTCAAACGAGTTGAATAGATCCAGGTAAAGCCCATCCAGTTTGGAACGATGCCGTAACGCTGAAGTGCCTGCAACTGGACATAATCGTTAGATGTCTGCTCAGTTAACTGCATTAACTTACGGATTTGCTTCGGACCGACAACGAATACTTTCGCTTCGTCAGGATCGATATCATTGTTCATGAAGCGTTCTTGCACTTCAGTCACAAGATCAAAGCTGATTTCACCAGAGTAGTCACCGACAATCTGTTCAGCAGGAACTGGGTGAGTAGCTGTGCCATCACCGTCCAATGCTGCAGCGGTAGCTGCTGCGATGATCTCGTCATCGTAAGCACGCTTCATTGACATTGCCAGAGACATTGCCAAGTTGCTGTTTGGATCCACTAACATTTGAACGATATCTTCGTTCTCAGTTGAGTCAGCGTTGTGGTATGTTTTAGCAACAGACAAACGACGTGACCAAGGTGTATCGGCAACAGGTGTTGGTGCTAAACGAGCAGTCTTAACAACTGCATCTGAAGAACCAAGACGTTCCCAACCGTGATCTTTACCGTTGGTTGCGCGTTCCATTACGAACCCGCGAAGTTTTGCTTCTGATTGCTGCGCCAAATGTCGCAGTGTATTTTCGAACGTGCTGATATAGACGCTCTTTACTGTGTTAGCCATGAGTGGCCTCCTTACTTAGAAAATTAAAGTTACTTGTTTTTCGTCGTAAGATAAGCTGGCTAACCAGGTCTTGTTCGGCTTGTCGTTTACTGTCGACCTCAGGATCGTTGAGGCCCGGGGGATTAACCCCGGGTAGCTCATAGTGCAGTTATACCCACATTCAGTGGGCATGTCAAATTACAGGGAATTTCTGAACCGCTCGGTTTCGCTCAATTCGCGACCCGTTTCAGCAATCTCACCCAGCGCAATGATCTTGTCGATCGCAGCCTTGTGAGAAGGATCCGAAGCATTCCAGTAAGCATGTTCCTTATTGCCCATGATCTCATCGATACGCGTCTGCGCTTCAACAGGGGTCATGGTTGCGTTAGCATCACCAGGCTGATGGCCAAGGTTTACACCTTCACCGCTGAAACCTTTGATGATGTGGTCGAATGCTTTCATGTCTTTCGAGCTGACCTGACCATCTTCGATGGCATCAATGAACTGATCACTGAAACCGGTCTGCTCTGCGAAGTGCTTGATGAGATCGACCTTCGGTTGGTACCCGGTGCCCCATTCGCCCTTCAGCTTGTTGTTGTCTTCTTCAACCTGGCCCTTGGCAACATTCACGTTTGACGTGAAGTCATCAATGATGTTCTTGGTGATGCCCTGCATCTGTGCCTTGCTCAGACCCACTTCATGGCCGGCCTTCATCAGGCTGGCAATGTTCTGTTGGATCTGTTCAGGAATCTTATCGATGCCGTAACCGTCGGTATCAGCTGGTCTGCCCAGCTTATCCCACATGGCACCTGCATCTTCGCCTTCACCAGGCAGTGCGATCAGGTTCGGCATTTTAGTCATCAGGTCAGCAGTGAACGCATTGCGATCTTCTACTGATGCATCTTCACTCGGGATACGCAGTGCTGTGCTTGCAAGGTTGCGACCGTCGATCGCCATCTTCGCAAGACCTTCAACGGTCTTAACTGTTTCCAGTACACCTGCTGATTGCATTGCTTCAGGTAATACTGCGCGCCATTCTTCTGGTAATTCGTTTACAAAACTCATAAGAAATTATTCTCTTTGGTTGGTTCTCGCCACTTGGCAAGTTGTTTCAAGTAAGACACTACATCCCGTCGACCGAGATTGTAGTATGTTTGATGTGGGTCTTTGCCCACTAACTCACCGTCGTAGAACTCTTCCTCTAAGACGCGAATAAGTTCCTGACCGGCTTCACTTTCCATGAAGTGACCGATCAGGGCCGACTTGCGAGCGAGACTTTTCTTAATCTGCTCCAAGCTCTTGGAATCTTTTACAGCACCCCTCATTGCAGGGTTTCGCCTTCAGGTGCACCAGCACCTGCTTCGGTCATGGCTTGTTGCCCTTGACCCATGTTCTGCATTGCCTGGCCGGCACCGGCCATCATTTCGAGCTGCTGCATCTTCAGTTGCTGCTGCTGATCCTGCTTGACCATGTCATCCACTTCTTGCTTGCTGCGGACCATGGTGGCTGGAATGTTGGCAGCCTTCGCCATCTCGCGACCAAATGCCTGGGCATCGGGCAGCATCTTCAGCTCTGGGAATAACTCACCCAGTTCTGCCATCTGCATCATCCAGGATGACATCGCACCGAGCTTGTCAGATTTCTGAGCACGGGCCATTGGACCGAGATACTCAACATCCATCTCGCTGTTGGCTGCTGCCAATTCGGCAGGCATCTGTGGCAGCTTGCCAGCACGCCACATGATTTTGAACGTCCGCTCGATCATCGGATCGAGGAAGTCCGTTTGTAGTCTCCCCAGCACTGGACCCAGAAGTCTTTGCATTAAGTCATAGCGGGCGTTTACTTCGGTCGCAGTCATTGCTGGGGATTCTTTTAACTCGAGGCGGTCTACCAAGAAAATTTTGTTGATGCTTGTACGGTAGTCCTGGATGAGCGTATCCGCTACATCGAACCGTGCACCTGATTCGTATGGTTTGACTGCATTCATGTCACGGACCACGGTGTGACCACCTGGATCCAAATCTAAGTCTGACATCAGGCCGCGTTCGGTTGTGAGCGATGGTGGATCAATAACCTTCGCTGCTGCCGTCAGTCGTTGCTCGATCATCTCGTTTAACGTCATGACGTCACTCAAGGCGATGGTGCCAGGACCGAACCCCCACATGGAGCCTGATGTCTTCTGCCACCGTGGGAGGTAAGCAGGCATCTCGTAGTAGCCACCCTCTTCACCGATCTGCTCTGCAGCAGCGTGGAGGATGTACTTGGAAGCGAACGGGCGCATCTTCTGGGTGAGCATACGTGATGTGTCCACGTTCTCCTGACCCTTGCGCGGGTATACGCAGAATATAATTGTTAGTTTCTGATCAGCCTGGTTGGCCTGTTTCGCCTTCTCAGCGATATCTGTTGGGGTTGCGTCACCGAACTTGTTGACGATCTGTAGCGGTGTCCACTGCAGGCGTCGGTAGAAGTTAAGGATCTGGCCGTTGCTGTCTTGCTCGAAATAGATCTCACGTGTCGGGATGGTGCTGAAGTCGATGCCTTTCCACTCTACTTCCGACTCGGCTTCTTCCACAATACACGACGTACCAAACGCGACCATATCCTGGTACGCCTCATTGACCTCAAGGTTAAAGTCAGAGTCCTGGAGGGCATACCAAACAATCTCTGAGCAAGCCTGCAACCATTCATTGGCCGCGTCTTCAAGGTTGAGATTAGAGTCTCGGAAACGTAGATCGAACCAACGAACAGATGGGCTAGTAAGAGCACCGTGAACGCTACTAGCCAAAGTGTTAGCAGCAAGGATAGCTGTGCTGTCGTATACATCGCGACCTCTCCTCCAATCAACTTCATGTTCGGATGATTGATCCTGGAACATCTTGCCACCGCGTAGCGGTGCGATGAACTTCTCGATCATGTCCCAATTTTGCTCAACTGACTTTCTCAGTGACCACAGGGCATCGTATCGTTGTCTGATTTCAATGGGATTCATTTGAGTTTCCTCTCGTCGATCTTGTGGTCACCGCACCAATCATTGCCAAATACTGCTGGGTAACCTTCGCCGACAACGGGTGAATGGCGTCTGCATCGTCCGAAGTTATCGTCATCACCCTTGGGCATGAACCACATACAGCTGGCACATTTCATCATGTCCGATCGGTGCTTCCAGGGATCTTCGTTCTCAGCAGACATCAGTGTGCTCCTGGGATGATAATCCTGGGTCCGATGACGGCAGGTGTGTTTATCTGACTATCGAGATTCTCGATGGCCAGTGTAAGAATTTGTTCGAGGGATGTGAGCAGTTGCTTCACCGCTTCGGACTCTGTGTCGACGTCGTACGGTATTGCCAGTTCCACGTGGAACCATGGTTGGCCGGCATCGCGTACCGCTGATATCCGTTTATGTAGCTCGAGGTCTTCTTCTTCGTGAGTGTCTGTCATCTATGTCTTCCGCGTTTTCCACCGATCGCTTTCTTCACACCATACCTCATACTGCCCCTTCTTGGCAAATGAATACTGATGGCACTAGCGTTCGCATAGACCACTGCATCGCCCGCATCAGGCGATCTGCCGAGCCTCATCTTGGCTTCTTTCTTGGATTCAACCTGGATGATGCCACCGTCTTTAACGACGTACGTGAAGGCAGCGAGATCAGCCTTAAGCTTCTTATCTGGCGGCAGGGCGATCTGATTCCCTGATTCGGGATCCAGTGCCTCACGCATTCGCCACCACCACAGAGCACGCATGTTTCTGAACTTGAATATGGCCTTATCACACATCTCCTCCGTCTTCGCGTTACTGATCATGGCTGTTACGTCCATGTCGTTCTCGTTTAATTTGTCGAGCACACTGGAGCCAATACCGATGGCATCCAGCATGATCGGTGCCCCATCGCGCCGGGCCATCATGACCCTGGCCGCTGCAGTGGGACCGTCGGGCACTTCCCGCCCGGGAATTTTTATCAGCGGTGCGAACCATTGACCGTGCCGGGTGGAGATAACCATCTCGTCGGCACCACCACGTGAGGGGTCGACGCCCATACTGACCATCAGGCTGGAGGCGTGCTCACCCAGCTCCCATCGATCCATCGCCGCCTGTATCCACTCGGATGGGATGACCTGCATCTCGTCATCAGACAGGTGAGACAGGAAGTGACCATGCAGCATTCGATCACGCAGGTACTTGGGCAGGGACTGCAGCTTCTGTTTGTAGCCGGTATCCATGAGGTACTGGTTGTCATCGATCTTGGCCGGGATGAAGGTCCTGGACTCGGGTGAGTAAGTCTCACCGTCGATGATCTGGTCATCCTTGGTGTCGACCTCGATATCTTCGTCGTTGACCGTGATGAAGTAGCGTAGCTCACCCGGCTCGGCAGGGTTCTCGTAATCTGGATCCAGCCAGGGTCTGAACATGTGGACCAGCCACATGCCGACCGAGTCGGTGGGCGGGTTGCTGGCAAGGATCACCCGGGTACGCTGACCCTTGATGGCGGACCGTGACCAGACGGTCAGGAAGGTAAACTCTTCGAAGCTGACGTTCGCCGCCTCATCGATGATGAGAAGGTCACGCGCCGCACCCTGGTATTTCTTCGCATCACCGGGTTTGTTCAACCCGCCGAACCGTATCTGTCGCTTGAGGTTTAGCTGGAGCGGGTCGGTGATCCGTGAGGGTGGGAGCCGCCAGATGCCTGTCTGCGAGTTAAACCCATCGCGGCTGCCCAGTATATCGCCGATCTCATCCTGTAGTGCGTACAGCTGGGCTGCTTCTTTTCGGATAATGAGCGTTCGCATATGTCTCGTGAGAGCAGCAATGATGGCGAGGTATGTCTTGCCACCGCCAGCAGCACCGCCGTAGAGCAAGACGTCGGCGTTCGAATCAAGGGCGGCAGTTTGAGGACCAGCCTGAGGAAGAAGTGCATCCTGCCCATCCGAAACGGTCTGACCAAGAGCAAGCCGCTGGTCAGGCGAAAGTGAACGGATGAGTGTGAGAGCATCCTCGAATCCTCCGGGGAGAGCTGCTGCGGGTGTCTCGGTGTCATAAGAAGTCATATGTTGATTCGGGCTGAGTTTCTGACACAACCGTTGGTGTTATGTCAATAATGTTCGGGCTGTGCGCGATCGAGTGCTGGGCGGCCTGCCACAGTAGTAACCGTTGCGCTAACTCCACGTCCGGCATCTTGCTGACGTCCAGGCCATGGTTGTGCTCGATGATGCCAGTGATCTCGGTTGACTTGAGATCAGGCAGTGCCTTGTTGAGCAGGCGGAATTTTATGTCGATGCGCATCTTGGCCGACGCGAGTGATTCCTTCTCGGGATATGTGAAGGAACCGTCATCTTCTGGGATCGGCTGCAGTTCACCGTCGATGTCCAGGATATCCTGGATGAGATCTGCGGGCTGGATCAAGGCGCGGGCCGCTTCTCGTTGTTGCTGAGAGAATTTCAGGGACCGTGCGAGGGTTCGTTCAGCGTTAGCCTTGTCGTGCTCGTTTGCTGTGGTGAGTGTCTTCATAATGGTGTTATAAGGGTTTGAGGTTCAGATGTCAAGTTTTGAGGGCTGGTTGGGTGGTGATGTAAAGATGTCATGATATTTTTTTGAGATTTTTTTTTGTGTAATTATGGGTGGGAACATAAGAATAAAAATGCGCAAACCCGGGGGTGGGGGCCTCGCCTCATGACATCATCAAATCATGACATCATTTTATCATCACAGCATGGCCGGACCGCGAACCGGGGCGGGATTCGTGACAGCATGCCATCATAATATGCATGACAGCTTCATGAAGTAACAAGAAACGGAAACAGGACCGCTCTATATATATATGGGGAAAAAATGCATATTAACTGTTTAAAATGGTTTATATATATATACCTCTGTTTCTTGTTTCTTGTTTCTTTTCCTTACTATTCAACAACTTAAGGGAAACAAACAAAATCACGGCTTGTTTCTTTTGTTTCTTCTTGTTACTTATCAACAACTTACATTAAAACTCAACAACTTAAAACATAATTATGGCCATTATGACACCATCACATCATAAAACAGGCATATAAACAGCTAAAATGATTGACACTTGTCACAAAACGTGATATTTTGCCCGCTCACAACAACAACACAGAAACAGGAAACAACATTATGACAACTAAAACATGTCCCAAATGCAAACAAGCTCGCGAGCTTTCATCATTCCACAGCGCGACCGGCACCGGTCAAGCTGTAAACAAGGCCGGCAATGTTACCGGCAAGCTGTACAAATGGTGCGAACCGTGCCGCATGAAGTCCTTCGCAAGTCCTGCAGCGAAGGCCGCCAAAAAAGCAAGCCTTGCACGCCGCCGCGCTGCAGGTACATTATGAGCACAGCAACATTGATGGCTTCATACGCGCTCATATGCGCTGTGGGCCTTGTTGCGGTCCTTGCAATTATCTATA